TTCTTTACATCTAAAATGATTTCTTGACCATTTTGAATAAACAAATCGGTACCGACTGATAAATTTGCTGTGGGCATTGTATTCGCAATTCCTAGACGCTGGACTACAATTTCATTCGCCTCGATTTCAGAAGTTATGATACTTCTGACGCTGGTTAGCACGTCTTGTTCTAATGGGTCTGCATCTAGAGCAGCTACATAAATTTGATCGAAACGTACTGTTCGTCCCATTTACATTAGTTACCGAATAAAATTCCAGCTAAACCATCCCGAATTCTGAGTACATTATAGTTTACGGCATGAACATAAAGAGATTGGTTTGCTGGTCGTAACGAACCCTTTTCACATCCACGGAGAATAAGTTTGGCGTTATCTAATCGGCTGAAGTTACAACTACCCGATGGGTTGTAGTCTGATGCTTTTGTACAAAAGTGGTACACAAAATATCTTGTATAAAAGATAACATCAGTTGCATATTGATATTCAATTGTCCCATACTCGGATTTAAAGTAGCTTTGAGCAACGTGGAAATAGACTGGAGTCATGTTTTCTAGGAGAGGGGTTCCGTTTAGATGAATATCCGCATTTCGAAATGTAAAACGATCGTTTGGGGCATCATCTGTCGTTGTCCCATATCCAAAGAAGAGTGATTTGACTGGGTGATTTAATATAGATAAATCTATATCATTTTGTCCACCAGATTCAAGTTTATTATCAGTAACCGTATTGAGTGGATAATCTACGCGCTGTACTTGCGTAATAACAAGGTCCATTTGACGATTCACCATAGATTCTCTTTCATCCTTGTCCAAATAAATATAATTTCCGTATACCTTTATGAGTTTATCCTGCTCCAATACTCCCGCAAATTGGGTAAGGTCAAAATTGATCTTGATTTCAACCTGGTGGTACTGAAGAGCGATGAGTGGTAAAAATGCGTTATGGTCACAAAAAAAGAAATGAAATGGCAAAAATCCTGGTGCCCCACCAGAGTTATGCTTATTCGTAAAAGTCATAGACTTAGCATATGTATCCGCGAGATAGTTGGGCCAGATTTCGCTAAAATAATCATAGTGCTGTGAATCTATTTTTTGACCACCAATATAGAGGTCAATCGTCGAATTAAAAAATAAGTTGGACGCTATCGTGTTGCCCTCACACCAAAGACAGTTGAGGATATCCCCAAAAACTGGAATCGTAATGTTTGGATCCTTATCACTAATCGTTTTAATCAACTTGGGGGCTTGGGAGAAGTTGGTGTGTCGCGCAAACTTTGTACGAAAAAAGGAGAATCCCTCATCACTGTTCAAGTAAATATCCTGTGCTCCCTTGGAGACAAGTTGTATCAATGCACCAGACATTTAATTAGTATTCAGATTATAAAAATAGACACTTTCCCTGAGGGAAGTCTGATTTTTCTTCGACGTCTCCATTTCCATGTATTTTAAACCCACCTTGTCGATAGACTTTCATTCTCTTGTAATACATGGCTGTAAATATAGACCATGGGTCATGAACATCGTAGATATGTGGATTATTCTTCTTTCCTTTGGTTTCTCGCATGATACGACCAATACTCTGAACAATATCTGACTTTGGGGATGCTAAGATAACTGTATCTAATGTTGGAATATCAAGACCCTCGTGGGCTTGGCTAAACGTCGCAAATATGATTTTCTTTTTTGAGGATTCTTGGAGCTCTGCCTCTTTCATACCACCCATGTAGAGACCAGATGTCTGTGGAAAACACTGGTGGAGCGTCTCACAGTGCCATCTTCTATCACTGAGAACAAGAAGTTGTCGAGTACCCGCTGACGCTTTCTTTACTAACTCTACGAGCATCGCGTTACGATGTCGATTCTCAACAACCTCTGTAACCATATTCGGCATCGAGAGTTTTCCGTTTCGTGTACACGGTGGGGCATTTTTGTAGTTTGGGGATTCATAAATAACTGGGAATACCTCAACCTGCTCCTGATTTTTTCGCTCTACCGCAAAGAATGTGGGTCCCATGAACCAATGGAGGACCTTGGTTAGTCCATCTTTTCGTTCTGGAGTTGCTGAGAGACCAAAGATATGCTTGGGGCACATCTTGAAGAGTGATTGGGAGAATACCTTTGCACAAATATGATGCGCCTCATCCACAATGAGAGTCCCAATACTATCAAAGTCTGTGAAAGAATACTCCTTGAGAGATAGAGATTGAAGCATCGCGATTACAAAATCACAATCAACTTCCTTCTTGTCCTGCTGAACTATACCAATCGTAGCACCTGGACAAAACTGTTGAATCCGTTCTCTCCACTGGTCCGCCAAGAACTGCTTGTGTACAACAATCATCGTGCGGTACCCCAAGGCACACGCTATCGCCAATGATACCGTTGTTTTCCCGTATCCACAGGGAAGCGAAAGGACTCCGTGACCGGCTTGAAGAGCAGAGGCCAACGCCTCATTTTGGTGGGTTGTGTCTCTGAGGGTACCAATGAAGTCGACTCTAATTTTGACTGGGTCTGGTCTTTTGTCTTCTTTGGGTTCTCCAAGTAGAGTAACTCCATAGAATCTTGGAACGCAGATTCCGTTCTTAGTTGGTCTAAAAACTTTAAAAGGCGGCGGTGGAAAGCCATAGTCTCCGTTGACTATAGGTCTTACTGTAAGCTGCTTTTTAATTTCTTGAATTGGACCCTCACTCACCAAATACCCAGTCCTCGTCAACATATACCTTATTAAAGGTTTGAAACTTTATATGACTATAATGCCAACCCTCAACGTCGAAGAAAATATTAAGAATATTGAAAAGGCTATTGAAGAGTTGACCCAAGAAGTTTTTAGACTTCAAGGGTCTCTTCGAGTCTTTAGAAGTTTTAGAGAATCTGGATTGAAAGAAGTGGACATTCCTCAAACTCAAACCGAAACTGATGAGAGTAACCAAGAATAACCACTGTATTCACCCACGTTCCAAACACCCTTGAAGTCAATTACAACTTCAACTTCATCATCTTTTATAAGAGACTGCACAGGTCGTCCTAGGACTTCGCACATCACTCTCCTATAACGGAATGGAACCTTCACTGTGAGTACACGACCCTCTAGGGGATTATCAATTCTTGGGTGTTGAATGAGATGCGATACATTGACTTGCATTCTCTGTGCAATTTCAGCACATTTTTCAGGAATGACCAAACGAATATACTTTTTGTCGTTATGGTCATACATGGGTGTATGGACTTGGGCGCGAAACTTCATTCGTTACGGTTACGATACATTAGAATTAAAACTATAAGTACGACGAGTAGTATCATTAAAACTTGAGTAAGAAGAAGTGGATGCAGTGGTGCACGCGTTCCAAAATAACTGTGACTGAGACTACGAGATACTTCGATGGCAGACTCAATACTCGAATATGGCGTGTGACGTGGAGACATCATACCACACATCGCAACATTTGGACACTTCCCAAAGAATGGAAGTTGTCCGTGGAGACTGAGAACCCCCGAGGATTGTGAAAATATCCAACGCTCCCCGTTCCAAGTAGAACCCCACCCAATGCGGACATTCGTTGGGTTCTGTTCAAGTTTTAACTGTTTGAGGACCTCAGCCTTGAGTACTTCAGGTTTAGTCGTGAGTATATCCTCCGTGAGGTCACAGATGACACATGATATCGTTTTACCATCTACGAGGACAACGGGTTGAAGGTTCCACGGTGTTGAGGCTGCGATTTCAAGGTCATCCCCTAACTTGGGAGTTTCGTCAAAGTCGAGAAGAATATTAATGCACCCATACGTACTTTCTTGAACCTTCTTTCGAGCATCTGGACCCCAGTTGTCCCCCAAAAAATTGAGAGCTGGGCTATTGTCTAAACAGAGAAAGAGCATACCTTCATCGAGTATTGTTCCATCTGCAAACTCTGCTGTGTACCCATTGTCCAAATAAATAACCTTGGTTAATTCTTGTCCAAAGACAAAGTTTACACCGGAATTAATCAAACATTCCTCCATGGCATCACACATGACTTTACCAGAAACCTTTTGTGTACACTGCTTTGAGAGTGCGACGTGGTCAAAACTTTTCACAAATTCCCAAGCAGACATGACATTCCAAGGTACCCCGTCAATAATGAGAGGAAGGTGTTCTAGAATAGCTTGTCCACCCGGAGTCAAATCACCGAGAGCATCTTTGAGTGATACAGACTTATACTTCTCTGGTTGACTAAGAACACGTACGGCGAGTGATGTGAGAGCACCGTAGTCTCGAAGTTGTAGGGAACGGAACATAAAACTGTACAAATCTTTCTGAACTGGTTCAAATATATCGTCCCAACGAATATTCATTTCCTCAAAGAGACTCTTGGTATTCACAAAAGCGCGGTCGAAGACAATACGGTGTGCGTGAAGATCACGAGTCTTTAGATCCGGTTCCCACCAGGAGCCTCCAGCTGAAAGCTTTCGATCGTGTATTGTGATTTCATGTTGACCTGAGCGAAGTATTTCCCAAGCAAGAGACATTCCAGTTGGTCCAGCTCCAACGATATGAATCTTCATTCTACTTTAGAACAATATTTAAAATAGTATACAATAATAATAATGTCCTCCTTCAAAAATAAAGTCAAACGTGTCGGTGAAAGTATCGTGACTCAAGGTAAACGCGTGGCTGGGGTTGCTATGAATACCGCAAAACGGGCGGCTGTAGCTGCCAGAAGCAAGTATGATGAGATGCGTAAAGGTCCTACACCATACGTAAATCAAAAGTCAAATCGTATTTACAAGTCAAATAATGGCGCAGTGTTTACCAAGAACGCCAATGGTGATCGTAATTACAAACCAGTCGCGAATGCAATTAAAAAACCAAACGGTAAAAATATTCCAATTACTTCAAACAATGTGAACACTGTCCCAATGAACATGCGACCAAAAAATGTGAATAATTAAATAAACCCAGTCTTCTTACGCTCTTCTGGAGTCTTAATAGCATACATAGCACCAAAGAAAAGTGCTGTAGAAAGGAGTGCATATTCAACATCTTGAGTCGCACTAAATGCGATGAGCATTATAGAAATAAAACGAAATGTTTTACTACTAAATAATTTTTTGAGTCGCGTGGGAATCTCAATCGCATTACCAGAGAAGAGACCTTGGTACATGATGATGAGGCTAAACAAAATAGGTTGAGCTCGAATCATCTCTTCAGTTGGTTTACTGAACATACTAAGAAAGTTGTTTAACTTGGGGACCCTGAGAACCTTAGCCATTTATACTAGTACAACATTTAAAAAATAAAAGATTTCTTTACAGTAGGATGCTATGTCTCGCAAACCATACAAATTTGAAGACAAACCAAAGGGTGAAAACCTGGAAATTTGCCGCCAAATTTTTATGGAAAAATACATTCGTACAAAATAAGGCAGAACTTGGTACGTGGACGAGAGACCAACTCTTGGATCTTGGACCCACTTTTGTAAAGTTAGGACAGATTGCGTCGACGAGGGCTGATCTTTATCCACCTGAATTTACAAAACAACTCGAATCTTTACAGGATAATGTACCACCCATAGATATACGAGGTCTTGTAAACTTAGACTATTTTGACGCGTTCGAGGATATCCCTTTTAAGTCTGCGAGTATTGGACAAGTACACAAAGCGACGCTCAAGGGTGGAAAGGAAGTCGTCGTCAAAGTCAAGAGACCAAACATATACGATATCATGAAGAGTGATACGGATACGATTCGGGAGATTGTCCGCTTCTTGGAAAAGATTGGGGTAGACACTGGTAATAGTTCGGAATATGTACTCAACGAATCTATTCAGTACCTCTTGGGTGAATCTGATTATCGCCGAGAAATAGACAACGCGGTACAGTTTCGAAAGAATATGAAAGACATTAAATGGATTAAAGTTCCCAAGGTGTATACAGAATTTTCAAATGATGATATGATTGTTATGGAATTTGTAGAGTCTGTAAAACTTACGGAAATAACAGACCCCACAATAAATAAGAAGAAGTTGTGTAAAGCCCTCATAAACTCCTATGTCATTCAAACTATGGATAAGGGTTTTTTCCATGCTGACCCCCACCCAGGTAATTTGGGATTTTCCCCAAAAGGTAAATTAGTCTTCTATGACTTTGGTCTCGTCATAGATTTGTCGAATGAACTTCGGGATGGGTTCAAAAAGATATTTGGGTGTATCATCAACAAAGATACAAAAGGTATTGTTGAAATTCTTATTAACCTCAAAGTGATTGTACCCTCAACCTCGGATATCTCGGACATTGAACTTTTCTTTGAAACGCTTCTCAACTACTTGGAAACTTTGGATGGTTCAACTATAGTAAAAGATGACATCGCCGTACAACTCGCGATGGAAAAACCGTTCATCATACCATCAAGTTTTGTGTACTTGGCAAAATCATTCTCCCTCATTGAGGGAATATGTCTTCAATTGGATCCGGACTTCAACTATTTCACGTATCTGGAACCCATGATTCAACAGCAGTTTGTAGAGTCTGTGAATATTCAAGAGACACTCATGAAGACTGTAGAAATGCCCACAAAAATACGAAATATAAGTACAGCTGTTTTGGGTTTGGAAAAATCCAAAGCAGCTATGAAAAGGTCAATGTCTAAAACGAGACAGGAAATACGTACGCTTCAGTACACTATGTTAAGTGGTCTCGTGGCATATCAGTTTCATGATACACCGATTGCATACGCGTGTATCCTATGTAATTTATGGTTTGTATTCAGTTCTCGAAAAAATCAATAACACCATCCTCCTTCTTGGGGGAACCCTTGAAAAACTCCTGGTGTTCTCTAAAGATTTCCTTGACCCGTCGTTGTTCATCGCGACTAATATCCGTAAGCTTCTCACGGATTTTACTCACGTTCGCATCATTTTGTTTCTTCATCTTCTTGCCAAACTTCTTAAAACGCTTGGTCGCCGTGGTAAAACTGGGGGATGTCGTGATAGATAACATTTATTATCTAAGGACATTTAATTTTTAAGCGTTTCATTTTTTCTTCAAATTCTCTGCGTTCACCTGGTGATTCAATTGGTTTCCCAGTGGCGAGTGCCTCAATCTCTGGACCTGTGAGTTGCATCGCATTGACTCTAAAGTCCCTAAACGCCTCCATCGTCATGGGGACGAGGGGCTCAACGAGTTCATAGATGGCGTTCGCATAGTCACGAATTTCCTTTTGGGCGTGTTCATCCATACGGAGATGGAGATAGTGCATGAGATTGTGGAGGTTAATCTTCCAATAGAACTCGGTGTATGTGGACTGTGGGAGATTTCCCCGGGCTTGTTCTCGACAGCACCCATTTTCCAAAAGTTCCTCGTAGACATCAAAAGAATAACTGAGATGGTTCGTCACCTTTTGTGTGAGTTCCTCGCCAGGTTCAATCGTACCCTCAGACCCCTGATGATTTACTTCGGATTGTCCGCGTAGTGTGTTCGGTTCATAGTACTGTTTCGGTACGACGGAGTAGCGGGCGGATAATTCATTAATACTGGCAGTTCTGTGGCGCATGTGTTGTCGCGCGATGTAGATGGGCATTTTGATATGGAATTTGAATTCCACCATCTCGAAGGGCGTAGTATGCCAGTGTCTAAGGAGATATCGTATAAGTCCTCGGTCTCCTCTTGATGTTTTAGTCCCATCTCCATACGAGACTCGGGCGGATTGGACAATTGAGGCGTCCAAATCTTCCCGAGGCATGAAGTCCACGAGGCGTACAAATCCGTGATCCAGGACATTTTTTTGCATACTATTCTAATTCTTAGTTCACCC